TTATTTTCTTCCACAAAGCCAATCAAGAGAAATGTTGTATTTATTAACTATTTCTAATGCAAACGCTGTCAATAATGTTGTTTTACCGCTTTCATAAGCACTTATAGTTGATTGAGTGGTATTAAGAATATTAGCTAGTTCAGTTTGAGTTATTTCATTGGATTTTCTAAATTCTTTTAATCGTTGTCCTATTATTTCATTACTAAATTTGTATTTTTTAGTCGATTTTGAGGTACGAGTAATTCCAATAACATAATCCATACTAACTTTAAAATGATTACATAATATATTTAATTTACTTAATGGAATTAATTCTTTTCCATTTTCCCACCTAGAATAATTTGATTGACTTACCTTTAAAATTTCTGCCATATCTTCTTGATTCAATTCAGCTTCATCCCTAATATCTAATAATCTTTCACTAAGCATACTATCACCTAAATATAATTTTCCCATTTTAAATTTAAATATCGGGTTTTTATGCAAAATAACGATATTTGTGTTATAATATAATTGCAGTAAAAAATTTGGTTAGGAGGTAAAAAAATGAAATATAAACAAAAAGATAGTTGTTATTTGCCAACAAAAATAACTTTTTATATGTTTTTATTGCTTAGTATTCTTTTTTTATTAAAATTTAATTATACTGTAAGTATTAGTTATTGTAATGCAAATAACATTCCATTGAATTTTGTATTACCTACTAGTGGTATGCCTTTTATATTTGGAATGATTTTAACACTATCTATTCTTGAAAGTATTGGAATATATTATTTTAGTAAATTGCTAAAGAAAATTTCTTTTATAAACTCAATTAATAAACATTAATGAATGGTGGTTAGTGTGAGAGGAAATGATGATGTAAGATTTTATGTAATTTTGTTAATTATACAGGTAATATTGTCAATAATATATGCTGTTTATATAATTGTTGATGAAAGAAAAAAATGGCAAAAAAGAGAATTTTTTAAGTATACACTTCGTTATGAAATGGATTATTTTCTATATATAGATATGGTTAAAAAAATGAGAATAGTGTTGTTTAAAAAGAAAATGCAATTATTTTTGTTAAGCGTTTTGGTATTATTAAGGAGGATGTTTGTATGGAAGAAGAATTAATAATTCCAATTTTATTCTTTTTTATAGCTGCTTTAGGTGGCATATGTTTATTGATATTTTGTTTTAGAAAAAATGATGATGGCTATGATTATGATAAAATTATAAGAATGATGCATGAGCAAACTGAAGAAAATTTGGATGCACTTTCAAAGATGAATAAAGAAAAAGATAAGATAGAAGAAAAAATAAGAGATAAAAAGAAAAAACTTGGCATGAAACTTGTTGATAAATGATTTAAGGAGGAATAAATAATATGAGTATTAAAAATGAAGTTGATATTATAAGAAAAGAAAACTTAAAATTAAATAAAAAAGATACAAAATTAGTTTTTGAAACTTTAATGAAAGTATATAAAAGTAAAATTGTTAATGAAGCAAGAAATATAATGGGTTATACATTAGATGTAGTTGTTGCCAATATGAATGGATTTAATAGACTTGGTAATTCCCAAAATATTTATCAAAAATGGGGAGATAACTTTTATATAGATTTCTATAACTCTGTATTTTGCAAAGAAGAAGTAGATGAAAATGGAGATTTAGTTAGTAATAAAAGTGAAGCCTTTTCTGAAATTAACGAACTTGATTCTATTAAAAATATATCATTTTCTTTAAAAGAAATAATACTAATATGTAAGCAGAATAATATTGATATTAAACTACATACGAAAGATGATTATTCAACTATGACTACACTAGAAATTAAACCATATGAAGGTCATATTCAAGATGATACAAACATTGATAATTATTTAATGTCAGTAATTGATAATTAAATATATTAACAAAAATTGATATATTATAGTTTTTAGAAAAATCTAACATTAATATATCTTTTTTATTGTTTTTAACATATATTTAATTTCAACAGGATATGGGATAAGTACCTCTAATAAGTTGAAACCCTTATTTCATAAGGCTTAACACTTATTTGAAGAGGTGCAAATCTATTTCCGCACTTGCGAAAATGAGTATAATGATATGCAAAAGATATGCACTTTGTATTTAGTTTACTTATTTAATAAGGAAAAAATGATATGCACTTATATAAAAATAGGTGCTTTTTTTATCTTAAAATTGCTTTAAATTCTTATTCTTTGTTTTCATTTTTATTATTAATTTCTTTGTCATTTTCCAACAATAAAGTTGAACATTTTTCTTCAATAACTTTTGGTAAGAATTCCTTTATAGTCTCTTTGTCATTGTTAAAATACTCCATTAATTGTGGTAGTAGATATTTAAAAAAATAATTCATTTATATAACCCCCTTATATTCTTTAAATTAAAAAAATTGAAGTACTAATTTATACCTCAATTTCTAATATAGTAAATTTGTTTTTTTCAAACTTTGTTTTTCTTTCTTGTGGAATAATTTGTATAATGTTATCTTTGTCATATTCATTAATATTAAATAAGTCAGCTTGTATAGTAGTTTCCTTAATGTTATAAAACTCTCTTAATGATTCGATGTATTCTTGTGTTTTAAATTCGTTTTTATAATTAGATAATATAGCATCTCTCTCATCAATATTTATTATCATATCGAAACAATCACTTCTAAACATATAACCAATATTTTCTATTTCATTTTTATTAAAAATAATATCATTAATGGAAACATTATATTTTTTATCTATATCAATTTTAATTTCATCAATATATTTGTTTATAATATAATATTTTTGACTACTATCTAATTTTTTCCAAAGGTTATGACTTTTTACATATTCTGATTTCATTTTCATTTTTTCTATTTCTTTGATATTAAATATTGTTTCTATATCTTGTTTGTATTCAATATTTCTTTTTGTTTCTTCTAGTTCATTAAGTTTAATTTCAACATTTTCTAATTCTCTTTGTAATTCGTTCAATTCTTCTTGAAATATATTTGCATCTATAATAGCATCTATAAAAGCAGTTTTAATTCTTGTTATTTTATTATTAATATCTTCTTTCATAGTTAAATATTTTTTAATTTCATTTTCTACATCTTTATTTAGAGTTGGCTTAAAAGAGTTATCAATTATCAAGAAAAAATCTAACATATCATTTAAAAATTCCATAAGTTCTTTTTCTATTTTCTTTTCATTAATTCTAGTTTTGCAACAATTACATTTGTAATATAAATGTTTTTCTTTATTTTTGCTTGTACTAGAAGTGCCACCCATAACTTTATTGCATTTGGGACATATAATTTTTTGCATAAATATATATGTTGCTTTTCTTTTAAAGTTTTTCAAATTTTTTTCTTTTCTTTTTTGTACCATATCAAAAGTTGTCTTATCTATAATTGCTGGTACAACATTTTTAAATATTTGTATTTCGTTGTTTGTTCTTTTTCCATATTCGCTATTACCAATATATAATTGATTTGAAAGTATTTTATCAACAGTAGTTGTAGGCCATCTTCTATTTAAAACATTTTCTTCTTTAAATAATTTACAAATAGAGCAAACTGACATACCATCTAAATATAATTTAAATATTCTTCTAACAACATCTGCTTGTACCTCATCAATAAATATTTTTTTACTACCATTTTTTTTGACATAGCCAAGTGGTGGTCGTCCTGAAATATGACCTTGTTTAATAGCACCTACTAAACCGACTTTTGTTCTTTCGCTAGTTCTTTCAATTTCAAGTTGTGCTAAAATCGTTATCATTCTCACAAAAAACTTTCCATTAGCACTTGATGTATTAATTTCTTCACTAATGCTTTCTAAGCCACAATTATATTTATCAAGAAATTTACATATGTTTTCTAAGTCTTGAATAGATCGAGTTAATCTATCTAGTTTAAAAATAATAATCTTGTTGATTTTTCCTTGTTTAACATCTTCAATCATTTCTTGAAACTTTGGTCTATTGGTGTTTTTAGCAGAAACTCCTTCTTCGCGATATACTTTGAATATTTCGTAGTTCTTAAACTCACATAACTGTTTCATTCTACATTCTTGTTCGTCTAAACTATGTCCAAATCTTGATTGATCTTCAGTTGAAACACGAGGATAAAGTCCTACGATTACTTTTTTGTTTTCATTCATTTATTATCATCCCCTTTACAAAAAAACACAAAAGAATGAATTTCCTTTGTGTTTATTTAGAATAAAAACTTATATTGCCTTAAATGCAATACCTAGAATTATAACCTAGGATACTATAGTATCATACTTTGTTTGTAAAAGTCATTACAATATCGTGTCAAATTCGTGTTATTTTATGTTAAATTTAGTCGATTTTATGTAATTTCTGTTTTTTTACTTAATTTGCTTGTTCATAGTATTAATTATTTGAATGAATTTTGATAGTGTAATAACAGCATTATCGTTTGGTATGTATATTTTATTTGTGTCATCATAAAGTAGAGCAACTAAAGTATTATAACTATTACTTATAATAATCTTATGTGGTTCACGAATACTTAAATTAGTTTTGTTAAATTTAATTATATGACCATTTACAAATCTAATACTTAAATTTCTAAAACTGGTTTTAATTTTTATTTTATCTATTACTTCACAAGGAAAAGTTAAAGTTTCTATGGTCGTTTTCATAACAATTTATCCCTCCTTTACAATGAAAAAAGCCCATAATATCAAATACTATGAACTTATTTATGTATTTATAGAATTCTATATACTTGCCAAGCTAGAGACGGGAAAAGTATAAAAAAACTCACACACTAGTATTTAAGTGTGCGAGTATTAACCTCAATGGAGCAGATGAGGGGAAAATATTATTAAATGTTATTGTTTATTAATAGCCTTATAAAATAAGTAATTATTTGATATTTACATAGTTGATATTTTGTGCTTTTTCTTATTGCTTTAAAAAATATGTACCTAAAATGTACCTAAAATTTATTGATTTTTATAAATTATCAAATAGTCCTTTTGCATCTTTTTGTGCATCTGGAAATAAATGAGCATAAGTTTTTCTTATAGTTTCTGGAGTGTCACCTAGTCTGTATGCAATTATTTCTATTGGTATGTTATTGCTGATCATATAGCTTGCAGAACTATGTCTAAATTCATGTATTGTTATATGTGTTATATTTATATCTTTTTCTTTTAATTTTTTGAATGCTTCATCTTTTTTTCTATTCAAGGTGGTATAAGAAATATGTTTTATACCACCAAAGACAAACCATTCATTGGAAAAACCATCTAGTTTGTTCATTTTGCTATATAATTCTTTTAATTCTTTAATTAACTTTTGAGATATATCAATATACTTGTTTTTACCATTTTTAGTGCTTGTTATAGTAAGACTACCATCTCTTTTTCGTGAAAAAGTTGTGTTTAATTTTACTTTTTCACTTTCGAAATCTATATTTTTCCATTTTAATGATGCCATTTCTCCCTTTCTACATCCTGTTTCATACAAAAAGTGAAATACGATTTTAAAATCTTTTTCAACTTCTTTTATGAATATATTGTACTCATTATTAGTTATAAATCTTATTTTTTCTTCTTCTATAACTTTATCATTTTTTTCTTTGAAATTTTCAACTAATCTTAGAGGATTATAATCTAAATTATATTTTTCGGCTGCATAAGTCATCAATGATGAAAATGTGTTAAACAATGATTTTTTCGTTCGCAATGATAGTTTCTTTTCATTTAGCCAAACTTTCCACATTTTAATTTTATCAACATTGATTGTCGATAAATCAGAATATTTATTGGTTTTTGGATCTTGAAAAAATGGCAAAATGTATTTTCTTGTTCTATATTCTTTAGTATATAATGTTGATTCTCTATTTATTATACCATCATCTAAAAAGAAATATGCGTTGTATAAATCATACATTGTAATGTTTGGAACTGACGTTTCATTTTGCTTTAGTTTAAATTTTGCTTCTTCTTTTGTTGCTTCTTCTTTAGTAGAAAATTTTTTACTTTTCTTTTGTTTTATATTACCATAAATATCTTTATAATTGCATTTAAAGTACCATATCTTATTATCTTTCGTTTTTTCTGTTTTTGATTTATATACTGGCATAAAAATCACTTTCCTTTCGTTTTATTATTGAAATAGAATTGTTTCTATGCTATAATTGTATTGCATAGAAAAATCCTGATCGTGCTAGATTTTGATTATTTTATGTGTTTTGACTAGACTGTTCCAGCAGTTCTAGTCTTTTTATTTTTGATTTTTGCATATATATTCTATTTCATCAAATAATGCTTCGCTATCTAAATTGTTGTCATAAGTAAAATCAGTTATATATATTTGTTTTCCACATACATTATAGGCTTTTGGCTCGATTTTATACATATTTTCATTATTTTCTTTTTCAGCATTATAAAGATAAACAATAAATAATGCTATAATTATTCCTATAATTATTTTATCAATTTTGTTATTCATATATCCTCCTAACATCTTATGTAAAAATACTTAAGTTAATATATTTTCGATTATCAATTATTATCTTTTATTTTCTCGTTGTATTCTTCTTCAGAAATTAAATCACTATTCAGAAGGTTATCTAATATTTTTTTTCTTTCATTAAACCAAACTTCTTTAGAAATATAATTTTCTTTCAACAGCTTGTTTAAAAAGCCAAGATTTGCATTTGCTGCAAATAAGCCATTCTCTTTTTTTAGATATTGCTCTTTGGTAAATACTAGATAGTCATTTTCTTTTGATTTTAAAATATTAATTAATTCTTCACTATCCATTGGTGAGTCATATCCCATCAACCAAGCTGGAGTGACTTTCAATGCAGTAGCAATTTTAAAAAGATTGTTTTGTTTTGGTAGGTAACTTCCATTGATATATGAACTTAATGCTCCTTTATTAATACCAGTGGCTTTAACAATGTCAGATTGTTTCATTCCCCTAACTGCCATTGCTTCTTTTATTTTTTTTCCAACTAAATTTTCCATATATGCCCTCCTTTTAATAGTTATCTGTATATATAATAGCATAAAAAAAACAGATTATCAAGTAAAAAAGTTTAATTTTCTAAACAAAAAGTGTTGACAGATATTTATTTGTGTGTTATCATTTAATTGAGTTTAGAAAACTAAACTAAAAATGGAGGTGTTATTTTGGAAAAGAGAATAATATTTGATTATAGTTTGTTAGAAGGTAAAATAAAGCAATTTTACGATACGCAAGAAAATTTTGCAAGTGCTATACCAATGAGTAGAAGTGCTTTAAATAACAAGTTAAATAACAGAACTGATTTTTCTATAAGAAATATCAAAAGAATATCAGAATTGCTAGATATTTCACATGAGGAAATAGGAAATGTTTTTTTTAAAGTTAAAAGTTTAGAAAACTAAACCAAAAAAATAGATACTGGAATATCTATAAAATCTAGCACGAGAAAGGAAAAATAAAATGGGAAAAAGTAAAAAAAGACCTGTTAGTAATTATATAGAACAGGAACAAGTATTAAATAAACCTTGGCTAAGCACAGAAGATTTAAAAATTATATTACCACTAGGAACTAATGCGATAAATAATTTTAGAAAATCAATCTGTGATGAAATGGATAAAAACAACGAGTTTTATTTCAAAACTAGGCCTATATTAGTTCCTACTAGAAAAGTAGTAGAGAAATTGAATATAGATGTTGCCTTAATTAGAAGAGAGGCAAACAAAATGAGAAAGGCGGTGATGTAAATGAAAAAGTTTATAAAAAAGAATAGTGGAGCATTAATATTTTACTTAGTACTTATAGTTGGTACATTAGCAATAATCACAAACAACACTATTCAAGATAAAAAAATATCTGCTAGCAATAGTTTGGTAACACAACTAGCAGACAAATAACAAAAATAAAAAGTTCGTGTTAACTTTTTACATACACAATTATAGCAAAAAGTATGGTTTTTGTCAAATTTGGGGTTTTGAGATTTGAGTAAAGGAGGATTAAATGGCAATATATCGCAATGTATCATTATCATTTTGGGAAGACAACAAAATAGTAGATAACTTTACTTATAAAGATAAGTATTTTCTATTATATTTATTAACTAATCCTCATACAAATCTGATTGGTTGCTATGAAATTTCAATTAGACAGATGTCAAATGAACTTGGACTAGACAAAAGTGAGGTAGAGGAACTACTGACTAGGATGGAACTGGTTCATAAAGTAATACTCTATGCGGAGGAAACGAAAGAGATACTTATAAAAAATTGGCACAAATATAATTGGACTAAAAGTGAAAAATTATTAAAAAAAGTAGAAAGTTTAACTCAATATATTAAGAGTGAAAAATTAAGAAAAGAATTAGAAAAAATATTAGAAAGGTATAGGGTATCGATAGGGTATCCATACCCTAGGTATACATCTGTATCTGTTTCTGATCCTGATCTTAATATAAATAATAATATTAATATAAATAATTTAGATAATAGTACTAAACTAAATAATTTAGATAATAAAGAAGAATTAATATTTAGTAATATATTTTCTACAATAGAAAAAAACTTCGGAAGAACTATAGCACCATTAGAATGTGATGTAATTAAATCTTGGGTAGACAATAACATTTCAGAGGAACTGATTGTTTATGCTACACAGATAGCAGTTTGTAATAATGCTTGTTCGGTTAAATACATAGACCGAATACTTGAAGATTGGCAAAGAAAAAAAATAACAACACTAGAGCAAGCGAAAAAAGCAAACGAAAAGTTTAAGAATAAAAAAGAATTAAAAACTGATGAAAGAGAGAAATGGGAAAATGAATAAAAAACAATTTAGAGAAATAACAGAAATGTTAGAAGAAAATTACAACAAAAAAATGGATATCAGAATATTTAACTTGTGGTATGAAGAATTAAAAGATTGTACCGCTGAAGAATATGAAAATATGGTTATAGAAGCTATTAAAACTAAAAAGTTTATGCCAACATTAGCAGAAATAAAAGAATTAAAAAAGCCTAAATGGTTCGGCATAGAAGTTAAAAAAGTTGAACTAGATGCCGAAGATAAAATAATGCTTGAAGAATTATTAAAAGATTTTTAATAGTTAAAAAATAAAAAAGTGAGGTAGAAAGAAAAATGAAAGAAGAAATGCAAATAGCAGTGGTAGAACAATTACCAAAAATAACTGAAAAAATTAAAGAAGTTGGAGCAGAATTAGATAAAAGACTTGAAGATCTAAACTTAAATTCATTAGTCTGCAGTGAAGAGACAAGAAAGTCTATCAAAGAACTAAGAACTAAATTAGGGGCAGAACTTAAAGATTTTGAAAGACAAAGAAAAGACATAAAAGAAAAAATCAATGCACCTTATGATTTATTTAATAAAACTTATGAGGCAGAAATAAAGTCAAAATATCAACAAGCAGATTTAACATTAAAGACTAAAATTGATGAAGTAGAGAATAGTTTAAAAGAAAAGGCTAAAAAATTAGCACTTGAGTACTTTAACGAATATAAAGCTTCCAAGACAGTGATTAATGATAATTACTTATCATTTGAAGAACTTAACTTACAAATTGGTTTAGATGGTCTAACTGATAAAGGAGCATTGGTAAAAAAATACAAAGATGCAATTATTGAAAAAGTAGATAATGTTGAAAGAGATATTGAAACAATAAATACTATGGAACACAACAGTGAGATACTTGTTGAATATCTAAAAAATAAAAACTTGTCTTTGGCTATCAAAGAAGTAAATGATAGACATGTAATACTAAGTCAAGTACAAAAAGATTACGAAATAGTACAAGAGGAACAAAAACAAGAAGAAAAAGTCATTGAAAAGGTAGAAGAAGTGTTATCTGCACCAATTGAAAAACAAACAACTACTGAAGACTTTGAAGTGCAAGAGGAATTATACGAGATGACTTTTAATGTTAAGGCTACTTTACCTAGATTAAAGGAATTGAAGAATTACTTAATCAAGGAGGGATATATCAATGAATAATCAATTACAAAGTAAACCAAAGTTTAGTTTAGCTATTCAAAGTGAGGGTTATAAAAAATTAATCAATAATACATTGGGAGATCCAAAAAGGTCAGCTAAGTTTATTGCAGCAATAAGCAGTGCAGTAGCTACTAATTCTAGTTTACAGCAATGCGATGCTGGAAGTATTCTTAGTGGAGCATTACTTGGAGAGGCACTTAATTTAAGCCCAAGCCCTCAATTAGGTCAGTACTATTTAGTACCATTTAAAGATAAGGCTCAATTTCAATTGGGTTATAAGGGATATATACAACTGGCTATTAGAAGTGGTCAATATAAAGACATTGATGTTATAGAAGTAAGAGAAGGGGAATACTTAGGCAGAGATAAAACTACTGGTAAACATCAATTTGAATTTATAGAGGATGAGGTTGAAAGAGAAAATAAACCAATAATTGGCTATATGGCTTATTTTGAATACTTAAATGGTTTTTATAAAAATTTATATTGGTCAAAAGAAAAAATGCAAAAGCATGCACTTGAATATTCACAAGCATATGCAAGTGATATAAAAAAAGGTACTAATTATTCATTTTGGAGTAAAGATTTCGATGGTATGGCTTTTAAAACTATGCTAAGACAATTAATATCTAAATGGGGAATTATGAGTATAGATATGCAAGAAGCTATAACAAAAGACATGTCAGTTGTAAAAGAAGATGGAACTTATGATTATGTTGATAATCAACCTATAGTATCTGTACCTACTGAAGAGGCAATAAATACTGAAACGGCAGAAGCAACTGAAAAGGCTATAGAAGTAAAACAGGTTAATATAAATGAACTATAAAATAATTAATAGCGGCTCTGATGGAAATGGAATGATTATAGAAGATACTATTTTAGTTGATTGTGGGGTCTCATTTAAGAAATTAAATGAATATTACAAGAGATTAGAAATAGTTCTTCTAACTCATATTCATGGAGATCACTTTAACAAGAAAACCATATCAAAATTAGCCATTGAAAGACCTACATTGAGATTTGGCTGCTGTGAATGGTTAGTAAAAGATTTAATTGAATGTGGAGTAAACAAGAAAAATATAGATCTCTATGAAACAGGTAAAATTTACTCATATAAAACTTTTAAAGTAATACCTATAAAACTATATCATGATGTACCACAATGTGGCTATAAACTAAAAATAAATGGAAATAAATTGATATATGCTACTGATACTAATCGAATAGATCATGTGATTGCTAAAAACTATGATTACTATTTTATTGAAGGCAATTATGAAAATGAGGAAGGATTACATCAAAGAGCAGAGAACCAGTATTACGAAAATAGAGTAAAAAATACTCATTTAAGCAAAGTATCTGCGACTGAATGGTTAATGAATAATATGGGAAATAATTCTAAATATATGTTTATGCACGAGCATAAGGAAAGGAATAAAAATGAAATTAGGACAGGAAAAGATAGATAAGATAGAAGAAATAACACTTACTGACTATGAATCGGTAGATGGCTTTGTTTCAATTGAAAGTGCAGAATGTATTATTGATGACTTACTTACTGAAATTAGTAGTTTAAAAAAAGCACTTAAAAGGAAGAAAATTGTTTGTGAGCCAGACTACGATGAAATAGGAAAAGACATAAGATTTGGTATGTATGAACAATAATGAAATAGCTAAATATAAACAAAGAATTTAAAGATAAATTAATGAAATTATTAGGAGGAATTAAGAAATGAACAAGGCAATATTAGTTGGAAGATTAACTAAAGATCCTGAACTTAAAATGACAGAAAACACAAAAAGAGAAGTATGCCAATTTACTATAGCGGTAAATAGACCATATACAAATGATGATGGCGAGAGAAAGGCAGATTTTATTAATTGTGTAGTATGGGACAAGCTAGCGGAGAATCTTTCTAAATATCAAAAGAAAGGTAATCAAGTAGCAGTAGAGGGAAGAATTCAAACAAGAAATTATGATGATAAAGATGGTAAGAAAGTATATGTTACTGAAGTGTTTGTATCAAATGTTACTTTTCTTGATAGTAAAGGTAGTAATGATAGTGTAAACAATCTAGAAGAGTCACCAGTAAAACCTGGCTCAATAACTACTGAACAAATTGATAGTATGCCTACAGCAAACGATCCATTTGCTAACTTTGGAAACGAAGTACAAATTAATGATGAAGATTTACCATTTTAGGAGGTTTTAAAAATGAAATTAAAAAGAGAAAAGAAAATAAGAAAACTATTAGGAGAGAGGTTCCATTTGTATGTTGATAACCACGGAAATTGGAAACTATTTAGAAAATATAACGATTTAGAAATCTATTTTAGTAATGAGAATACCGAAATAATGAACTCGGAGGATAATTCTGAAAAAGAATTGCTTAAATTTGCAAAGAAAAATAGAAAATATAATGTTGAAAAATCAATTACTACTATTACATCAGTAATATTATGGCTAGCAGCCGGTTTAGCATTTGTTAATATTTTTATTAGTTCAGAGATTGTTAGAGGTTTTATTCTTGGTATAGAATTTTTAGTAGTTTGTCAAGTTTTGATTAAATCGATTGCCAAAGAACATAATTTCAATCTGGCAAATAAAGACCTAGAAGAAGAAATAAAATTAAAATGCAAAATTTTAATTAAAAAACCCGAAAACACTAACGAATAAAATTACGAAAGAGACCTTTTATGATAGATGATACTGGAAAGATAGAAAAGTTCTTACAACTAATATTTAGATTAGATAAAGATACTGTCTACGATGTAAAGATAGATAAGCATAGAGAAAAGAGAAGCTTAAATGCAAATGCTTACCTTTGGAAATTAGTAACTGAAATAGGCAATATACTTAACAAGTCTAAAGAAGAAGTATATCTTCAGATGTTAATAGATTATGGTCAATCTGAAATGGTAAGTATATTATCTGAGATAGATGTTAAAGGCTACTTTAAATATTATAAATTGGCTGGAACTAGCATCTTAAATGGTAAAGAGTTTAACCATTATAAAATTTACAAAGGTAGTAGTGAGTATGACACCAAAGAAATGAGTATTCTCTTAAATGGTGTAGTACAAGAAGCTAAAAATTTAGGAATAAAAACTAAAGATGATATTGAATTAGAGAGATTAGTAGAGGAGTGGGAGAGATGAATAGAGAAGTAATATATGAGAAAGTATTAAAGTATTTAAGTATATTGAAGCAAGGAAAGACGATCAAAACCTCTCCTCAGCTTTTAGATTTAAAGCAGACTATGGAGCAATTAAATAGTTTATTGTATGAAGAAAGGGGTAAAAGAAAATGAAAGGTGAGATATTAGATATAGAGACAGTACAGCAATTGGCTGGAGATAAAAAAGAAATAGAAAGACTTAAAAGAAATTGTAATCTAAAAGAATTAGAAAATAGAGAACTAGTAAAAAAAGTAGCAAAACAAGATTTAGAAATCTTTTCATTAAGAAAAAGAGAAGCTACACTTACATCATTAGAAAAGTCATTACCACAAAGAATAGAAACTTATAAAAAGAAAAATGCTCCAAAAGAGGTAATTCAAGAATTACAATTTATAAGTGATATGTTAATACTTGAAAAAGAAAAATTATTGAATAGAGAGGTAGAAGAAAATGAAACCAAATGAATTAACCGAAAAGGAAATAAAAAAAATGCAGAAAAAGTTTCCACAAATTAAAAAAAGAATACCTAAAAAAAGATTAACTAAAGAAGAAATACAATATAGACAAATGAAAAGAAAAGCAAGATGTGAGAATATATGTATATTCCTAATAACTATGTTTTTCTTAATAATGACAATAGTAAGTATCTATATGTTTTACTTGATGTGGACTTATAAGTGGTAAGGAGGAAGAATAATGACTTATGAAGAAAAAGAACTACTAAAATTATTTGAAAAGCAAGACATAATAGAAATATTTGCAAAAGCAAGTTCATATCTAAATAATCAAAATGCTTTATTTAAAGAAAGAGACCAATGGTTTCAAGAAAAAGATAAATTAGAGTTATTAGTAGAAAGTTTATATTTAAAGACTACTTTAAATCAAGAACAAGAAGAACTTTTAAATAAAGTATTATTTGGTAAGGAAGACTAAATGATTTTATATATACCATTAATTATAATGGGGGTTATTGGTATAGGAGCAATTATAGGATTAATTATGATGATTAAGGAGTGGAAGAATGAATAGCGAAGAGCAACAAGCATTTGAAGCAGGCAAGAAAGCAATAAAAAGATTACTTATAGAAGAAAAGCGAATGAAGGCAAAATTAGAAAGAATACAAAAAACTAAAATTACTTGTGTGAGAATTTTATTAAGCGATGAATATTGTGAAGAAATATTAAAAAAAGAGGTGTCAGAATGAAAGAATATTATTTATCTAAAAACAAATATATTCGTTTAAGAGTTGTAAAGTATTATGCTTATTTTAGAGCAGATATATCTGTAAATAAATATGCTTATAATGAAAATGTTCCTTGCAGATATTATGAAATAAATTTTGATTGTTTTAATCCTTATGATTATGCAGATGAAAATGAAGCATTAAAAAATGCTATTGAGTGGTTAAAAGAAGAAGCAAGTAAATTTCGAGAACAATTAAAAGAGGTGGGATAAATGAGCGAAGAAATGATATGTAAAAATTGCAAATATCATTATATAGAAGAAATATCTTTTGATTATCCACAAAGTTGTTGTGGCAAAAGGAAAGCAGTAATCGAGGAATGGTTTAAGTGCAATGATTTTGAATATAGTGATAAATATATTAAACAGTTGCAACAAGTAAATAAAATCTTAAAAGAAAATGCAGAACATAATGACAAAGTAGTTGATAAAGTTAATTGGGAAAATATGTTGTTAAAAAAAGAAAATCAAGAATTAAAGAAACGACTTGAAATTTATGAGATAGAGGGTTATAAACAAGATGAGGAATTAAATAAAATGTCTTTTGATATTAAAAAATATAAAATTCAACAAAAAGAGTTTATAAAATATTTAGAAGATGAGATACAGAGTTGCGAAGCAGTTTCTGATTTACTGTTCAATTCCAACAAAGAAATGAAAGTTTATGAAGAAATTTTAAAAAAATACAAAAGTATAATAGGAGTATCAGATGAAACTAATTAAAAATTGGCAAGAATTATCAAAAGTGCCAGCAAATGATAAATACAAAATTATAGTGTGTGATTGTTGTGGGTGGATAGTTCCAATTTGTGATGAACCAGATAAAGACAATGATTTTATTTGTAATTGTCCAAACATCGGAGATTATTTTAATCATGTATATTTATCTACTCATACTTTTTATGGGAAACATTACAAGCATTCTACTGAATTATTACAAAAATATGGTTTTGATATAGAAATAGACAATTGGGATAAAGAAATAATAGGAGGTAAATAAATGAGTAAAGAAGATAAAAAAGCCTTATTAATAGGAATACCTTTGATTGTAGTATTTCTTATTTGTGTTGTCATTATTTCACAAAAGGAAAATCAGCAAAGATATGAAAATTGTATTAACAATGGTGGTAAAGCAATATTACAAGAAACAGGATATTTTGAAGGTTGTATTATTGGAGATGATAAATAATGAATAGAGAAATAAAATTTAGAGCATGGGATAATGAAAATAAATATATGATAACCTCAAAACAAGGAATTTTTACAGCTTTAAGAAATTCAATGAATATAACAGTACAAGACAATGGATATTACAATAATGGTGATTTATTAAAACCAAATAAAGAAAAATACACTTTAATGCAATACACAGGGCTAAAAGATAAAAATGGTGCAGAAATTTACGAAGGCGATATATTAAGAGACTATTCAGAAGAAATTGAAGATTGGGTTGTTTCTTATAGTGATGGTGAATTTGTTGGAGTATTTGATAATATTGTGTGTGATTTGTTTGAATTAACTGATTTAGAAGTTGCAGGAAATATTTATGAAAATGAGGTTGATTAAATGAAACTACAAAACATTAGAGAAATGAACGATAGAGAACTTTACACTTTTATAAACAATATTTCTAATAACAATGGTCGTATTTGTTGTAAATGTGGAAAGATAGTTTACCGAGAAAATAGAATAACTATTTCAAGAAATGTTGATGTGGCAACAAAAAAGATATGTTGTCTATGCAAAGAATGTTATGCTGATTTGTTAGATTGGTTAGGCGTAAATGATTGCGAGTAAGGAGATGATAAATAATGAAATTAGAAGTTGGAATGTATATTAGAACTGACAAAGGATTTATAGCAAAAATTAAAGAATTTAAACATCATTATACAAAAGGAAAAAGATCAGAAGATGGTTATAGTGTAAAAGAAGTGGTTGAAAATTATTTATCATTAGATGGCAACCAATGTAGACTTATTGAAAGTATAGATTATTCAATACCACCTTGCTATCCAAGTGATGAAGAATTAGATAAAATCAAAAGTCATATAGTAAAAACTAGCTATAACATAATTGATATTTTGGAAGTTGGAGATTATGTTAATGGAAGTGAAATTTTAGATTTTAAATATGAATTTATCGAAGAAAATGATAACTTTACTAACTTTGCAGTCGTTACAGAAAATTGTTATTTGGAAAATACTGATAGTTGGATTATAGAGAAAAATATAAAATCAGTCATCACACATGAGCAAATAGAACAAATGTCATATAAGGTGGGAGAATAAGTATGAAAATAATAAATAATACTAGTTTAAATTATTCAACTATTGGCTTTATAATAGATAACATAATGTTTAATACTAAAGGAACTACCCATTATGTCGGGCAAATAGAATGGACTATATTAGAAATTAATACTCATAAAATAACAATACATATAAGGTATTTAAAAAGTTATGTAGAATGGAGATTTGATGAAAAATAAATAATGGAAAGAAGGAATGATTTATGCCAAATTGGTGCAAAGGAGTATTAAAAGTAAGGGGAAAGAAAAAAGATTTATTAAACTTTTTAAATAATGGAATAGAAAGATATGGTTATCCAAGAAATATAAATGATGATTATACCAAATATCCATTAGATGTAAAAGTTGATGACTGGGGTTGCTATTTCGTAGAAAAGACTGATAGTGAACATAATAGTTGGTTATATATAAAAGACAGCAGAAGATGTTTTATAGAAGAAAATATTGAATGGTATTTAGAAGGCCTTGAAGATTGTGATGAAGAAATATGTTGTTTAGATATTAGACAGGCTTGGGAGCTAGAACCAGATTATTTTAAAGAAATATCTAAAAATTATAATTTGGATTTTAGAATAATGGGGTTTGAATGTGGAATGCAATTTGTACAAGAAGTAGAAGTAATTAAGGGCAATATAACATTAGATAAAATTATTGGATATGATGATTATAATTGGGAAGCATATGATCCTCGATTAGGTGGTTAATGTTTCAAATAATAGAAAAGGAAGCGAATGAAAATGGAATTATGGATTAGAAGTCAAGATAAAAGTGCTTTAGTTAAAGTAGATAATTTATATGTAAGTGTTGGAAACTATATTTGTTATTATGTTGAAAAAGGTAAAGAAGTTCCTAACACTTATTATAGACCAAGTGGGGAACTAGGGAGATATGAAACAAAAGAAAGAGCATTAGAAGTATTAACTGAAATACAAAATATGTTATATGCAGGATTAAAAGCAACTAATAATAATCAATTAGCAGGTACAACAAGTATTGTATATCAAATGCCAGAAAAATAGGAGGTAATTATGAAAGATATGAATATAAACTATGAAGGACTATCCTTTGAAGAAAAGATATCATTAAAAATAAATTACTTATTAAGTTTACCAGCAAGCGAAGCAGTAAAGAGTGCCTTACTTAACCTTAAATGGGTACTAGAGATATATCAAGAAGAGAAAGTGAAAGGAAGAAGTAGATAATGATTGCTAATAAAATGTTTGCAAAAATTATGAATGCACTCGTAACACAAAATGATTTTGAAAATAGAGATTTAGACAACTATATTTATGCTAGCTTGAGTCAACCACCAATAAAAATATTAGACAAAAGAAACTCGAATGATGAGTTGAATTATATAGTAGAGTGCCCTAATTGCCATAGTGCTGTTTGCTATGGAACAGATATATTTATGTATGCAGGACATATTTACTGTAGTAACAAAGGCTGTCGAGAAGAAGTTGTTGGTAGATATGAAAGTGGGTACCATGGAAAATTCAATGTGTAGAGATATTACTAGTGAAGAATTTGATAGTCAATATTTTAGTTACATAAAAGAGGAACAAGAATATAAATCTAAAATAATTGTATTTGAAAACTTTAATATTATGACAAAAAAACACTTTAATTGGTTTAGAAAATTAATGTATAGATTGGCATTTGATATAAAAATAGAAGATTTAAGAGGTGATGATAGTGTTAAAAACAGATAAAGGACATTTTTGGCTTACATTTAAAAATGGTTACACTATATCAGTATTTAATGGATTTGGTAGTTATAGTGAAAATCATTATAGGAAAGAACCTGAAAGATGGTAAAAATGGAAGGATTGATTTGAAAAAGAATAAAAGAAATCTATTGAGGATGGTGATAAATAATGATAAAAAAAGAAATATATCCAAAAACAAAAAGAGTTAGTTGTAAAGGAGATAAAGTATATCTTACCGAAAAGATAGATGGTAGTAATTTAGTATTTTTTAAGAAAGATGACAAATTATACTTTGCACAAAGGAATAATATTATTTGCATTGATGAAATTGAAGAACAAAAAGGAATGTTATATAAAGGATTGTATCAATGGCTATTAGACAATAAAGATATATTAGAAACTGAGTTACATAATAATAGTGCTATTTGTGGAGAATGGATAGGTATGGGCTGTTTAAAGTATCCAGTAGATGAGTTTGATAAAAGATGGTATATGTTTGCAAAAGCAAATATAGATCAAGATTATAATTTATATAATTTAATTTATGATCATGATTTATTTATATATCCATTTGTAAGTCAAGAAATACCTAATTTTGTTGGAATAGTACCAGAAGTTACTGAATTAGTTAATTTGCCAAATAAAGAACAACTAGACAGTATTTATGAGAAGTATACAAACAAAGTTAACAGAAATGTTGAAGGATTTGTAATTAATTATAAAAATATAATAAGTAAATATGTAAGAATGAAAAATGGTCAATTAAGAGAACATTTTGATAGAGGAGAATAATAATGAAATTAATATTAGGAAAATTAAATAGTGGTGCTATTTTTTATTGGGATATATCTGATATGAAATTAGAACCAAGCATAGGAGATTATGCAATAGTAGAGAACTTAAATGACTATGATTTAGTAAAAATAATAGGAATAGTAGAAACTAGTGAAAAATATTGTAAACGGCTAACTCATAGTTGTGAATTAAAAAAAGCAGTATGCTTGTTAAAAAGAAATATGATTAGAAAGGACTAGTAATATCAGGGGAATAAGGTTATAGAAAGGGGAAGTAAATGTATATAGAATACAATGAGCTATTAAAGCAATTCAAAAGAGCGGAGAAAAACTATAACGAAGCATTAGAGAAGAAAAGTGAATTAATATTATCTGTAATGCCAGGAGCGGTAAAGCCTAAAGAAGTTATGGTAACTATAAATACTTCACCAGACACTAATTTAATTAACTACACAAGCGAAATAGATGAAGTAGATAAATTGATTAACCAAAGTAGAAACACACGCGATATGCTAAATTATGAGCTTAAGAAGAAGTTAATCAAAATGAAAGAAGAGGGGGATGTATATGACAAAATATACATTTATAGATGGATTGAACATAAGTCTGTGTATAAGTTTCATAAATTAGTTGGTTATAGTAAAACACAAGTATATGATTATATTTCAGAAATGAAGAAAAAATTATATAAAAATGAAAGTTCGGACAAAATCGGACAAATCTAGGTTTACAATTATATCGTGAAAATATAAAAATATATATGTTGTCACACTAACCTCATTTTTTACTACCTATTAGTAGGTAGTATAGAATAGATATATAAATATGAAGCATAGATAACGTTGGCATTACTTGGTAAGCAAAAGAACCATTTTATAATGACTATGCTGTGAGAATACTTTTACAGGATTAATTATTAATTGCAAGTGATATTTAATTCAAATTCGTTTATATCTATTCTATAGTACTTACTAATACGAGATTACATACAAACTCCTTTAATTTATTTGTATATACAACCCCCTTGTATTAATAACTATTTTCTTCGTATGTAATCAGAATATGGACACTTAAAGTGTCTTTTTATTATGTAAAAAAGGGTTGATTAGTATGAACTATAAAAAGTGTATGAAGAATAATACTTGCAAAACTTGTAGTGATTATTTGTTTTGTAAAGAAGAAACACCAAAAAGGGGTAAAAAGAAAAACAAGAAGGCAAACTTGTATAAAAATAGGAAGTGATGAAGATGGCTAAAGGTAAAAAGCTTAATAATGAAATGATATACAAAATAATGCTTAGTTATGCTGTTACAAGAAATTATAGTGAGACAGGAAGAAACTTGAATGTTCCAGAATCAACTGTTAGGAAGGTAATAGCAAATAACAAAGATAATGAAGATTTTGCTATACTATGCGATAAAAAAAGAGATGAGTTCGTAGAAAAGGCAAATCAAATTATTGATAAAGCAACTAATTTACTTGAAAAAAGATTAGATACTGCTTTAGAAAAGCAAGAAGAACTAGAAGAAATATTAGAAGAAGCATTGAGTATGGAAAATGAAGAATTTAATACTAGCGAAAAGAAAGCTTTGATTAAAAAAATAAATAAACTTCAAATAAATGGATTAAGTGAAATTACCACAGCCATAGGAACTATGTATGACAAGAGAGCTTTGGCTCAAGGTGATCCAACGAGCAACGAGAGAGTAACTATAAATATAGAATTGACTGATGAGTAATGGAAGTAAACATAAAAATATCAAAAAAGGTATTTAATGATGTATATATACCTTATTTAGATAATATAAGCAGATATTTGATATTTTATGGTGGTGCTGGTAGTGGTAAGTCCTTCTTCGTTGTTGAAAGATACATATATAAAATACTTAATTCAAAATTAATGAACTTATTAACAGTTCGTGCTACTGGTAAGAGTAATAGAGATAGTACATTTGCTTTGTTCAAGCAAGTTATTAATAAATGGCATTTAGGTATGCACTTTAAAATAAATGAAAGTGATCTAAGAATAAAGTGTTTACTTAATGGTAATGAGATAATATTCAGCGGACTAGATGATGTTGAAAAGTTAAAATCAGTTACTTTTAGCAAAGGTGAACTTACTGATATATGGATAGAAGAAGCTTCTGAAATACTAGAAAGTGATTTTAATCAATTAGATGTTAGATTAAGAGGTAAAGGAACTAAAAAGCAAATAGTTATATCTTTTAATCCGATTGATATTAATCATTGGCTAAAAAAGAAGTTCTTTGATGTACCAAGAGATAATTTAACTATAGTACATACAACATATAAGGATAATAAGTTCTTAGATGAAGATTATAAGAAGTTACTAGAAAGTTACAAGTATACTGATGAGTATTATTATAATGTGTACTGCTTAGGTCAATGGGGTGTTCTAGGAAAGACTGTATTTGATGCGAGAGCAGTAAGCAGAAGATTGCAAGAAATAACTAGACCTATCAAGACTGGTTATTTTGAATATAAATATGATGATACAATGCCTGCTGGAAAGAAGATTACTGATGTAAAATGGGTAAATGATGAAAATGGTTATATAGAGCTATATGAATTGCCTAACCTATACAAATATTGCATAGGTGGTGATACTGCTGGTGATGGCTCTGACTGGTTTACTGGGCATGTACTTAATGCAAAGACTGGCAAACAAGTTGCAAGGCTAAGACATCAAATGGATGAGGATCTATATGTAAGGCAAATGTATTGTTTAGGTTGGTATTATGCTAATAAAAACTTAAAAACTGGTGTAGTAACACCCGCTCTTATGTGCATTGAAAGTAATTTTAGTAGTTTTCCTAATAAAGAATTAGTAAGGTTAGGTTATCCTAATATGTTCGTAAGGGAGAAAGAAGATAGATATACAGGTATAATGGACAAGTCTTATGGATTCAAGACCACTTCATTAACAAGACCTGTTATAATAGCAGAACTAGTTAAAATAGTTCGTGAATCTGTTGAACTAATAAATGATAAATTAACACTTGAAGAAATGCTAACTTTTGTCAGAAATGAAAAGGGAAGGCCAGAAGCACAACAAGGAGCCCATGATGATTTGGTTATGGGGCTTGCTATAGCCTATTATTCAAGGACACAAGTAATATTTGATGTTGAGCCGATAGAAGTAAGCCAAGTATTCAATTTCAAGTCAGAAGAGCCACTAGAGGCTGATTATGGAGAGGAGATAGTGATCGTATAATGAAAAAGAAAATGTTAAGAAAGTTAAGAGAAACTTGCAATGAATTAATTGGAGAGGAAGAAACTAATAAGATAATAACTGAAGCGATAGAGGAAGTATTAGAAGAAACTAAACCTAAAAAGAAAACAAAAAAAGGTGATAAGTAATGGAAACAATAGCATTACTTTTTTTATTTGGCATTTTTATAATTTTAGCTTATACTTTAGGGCTTAAAAATGGTCAAAAGTTAAAGAACAACGAAGAAATAAAAATACCAGAAATTAATCCTGTTAAGATAGTTAGAAATGAAATAGAAACTTTTGAACAAAAGAAGAAACAAGATGCCTACGATACTATGATGGCTAATATAGATAACTATGATGGAACAGGACTAGGACAGAAAGATATACCTAGTTAGGAGGTGTCAAGATGGATTTAAATGAATTAAAAGAGACTGATATATGGGAATTATATGAAAAAGGTAGAAACTATAACCGACTAAAGAATCTATATTCAGATACTGACAAGAATTATAGAATGTACAATGGCAATCAGTGGGCTGGATTAAAGATTAGTGGAATAGAACCTATACAATTAAACATAATTAAGCCAATAATTAAGTATAAAGTTGGAGTAATCAACAATAATATGTATTTACCTGTGTTTAGTGCTGAAAACTTTGAAAATAAAGATTTTAAAGATGTAGCAAATAAAACCTGTGAACTTCTTAATAAACTAGCTGCTAAAGTATGGGAAAAAGACAATATGGACTACAAAACAAGAGCAATAAGCAAACATTCTGCTATTAATGATGAGTGCCCAATTTATGTTGACTATGATGAGAAGGCAAATATGCCACAAAATGAAATACTATCAAAAAATGATGTATATTATGGCAATGAAAACGATTCAGATATACAGAATCAGCCATATATTTTAATCAAACATAGAAAACCTATTATCAATACTATCGAAATGGCTAGATTATCAGGAGTATCAGAAGATAAACTTAAGTATATAGTTGGTGATAATGATACTTTTGAAGAAGCTGGAGAAGACTCTAGAGAAGAAAAAGATGATATGGTAACTATTATTACTAAACTATATAAAGAAAATGGTACAGTCCATTTTAGTCAAGCAACAAGATATTGTGATATAAAAGAAGACAAAGACACAGGGCTTACACTTTATCCACTAGAGCACATGCTTTGGGAAGAAAAAGAAGGATATGCTAGAGGTGAAGGTGAAGTTAGATATTTAATACCTAACCAGTTAGAAATTAATAAGACTATAATGAGAAGATTAATATCTGCAAAAACTACCGCTTATCCACAAAAAATTGTTGATATATCTAAAATACAAAACCCTAATGCAATTGACAAAATTGGTGGCACTATTAAAGTTAATGGTATAAATGTAGATGATGTTAAGAAGGCAATTGGAGTTCTTCAACCAGCACAAATGAGTGCAGATGTTGAAAAGGTAATGAATGAATTAATATCTACTACTAGAGAATTAGCTGGTGCTGGAGATATTGCTACTGGTGATGTTAATCCGGAAAGTACGAGCGGTAAGGCAATATTGGCAGTACAGCAAGCATCACAGATGCCAGTAACTGAACAAACATTGTCATTAAAGACCACTTTAGAGGGATTAGCAAGAATTTGGTTAGATATGTGGAAGACATATGCTACAGATGGTTTGCTGATAGACTATGAAGAATCTAATCCGACTACTGGAGAAGTAAGCTCTAGACCAGTTAAAGTACCTTATAGTGTATTACAAGAATTACAAGCAAATGTAAAGATAGATATTACACCTAAGAGCCCTTATGATAAATATGCACAGGAGTTATCATTGGAAAATATGTTAAAGGCAGGATACTTTACTGCTGAAAGATTAGCAGAACTAGAAGTATATGTAAGTCTACTAGATGATGATAGCTCAATGCCTAAATCTAAGTTAGAAGAGGCAATAAAGAAAATGAAAGAATCTCAGCAAAGAATAGCAGACATTCAGACACAGGCTCAACAATTAAAAATGCAAGCCAATAACTTTATTGCTAATCAGCAAGATATAACTGGCATAGGACAATATGGAAATCAATTAATTAATCAAGCAATGGCTACTAGATAGTTATTGCTTTTTATATGGAGGAAATATGACATTTAGTGAAGCATTAGAAAAGTTGAAAGAAGGCAAAAGAGTTGCAAGAAAGAACTGGAATGGAAAAGGAATGTTTGTTGTTAGACAAAAGGGCTATCCAGAAGGTATACCTTGCAATAAACAAACTGCAGAAGCATTTGGATATCAAGAAGGGACTTTATTTAAATGTAGACCATATTTACAAATGAGATGTGCTGATGGCACTCATCAAATGTGGTTAGCTAGTCAATCTGATTTATTAGAAAAAGATTGGTATGTAGTTGAGTAAAAAAATAGTCCAAGCATTGTAAGACTTTAAAAGAAGATGGAATAGTGAAGTCAAACACTTAAAAAAATAGGAGGAAAGAAAATGAACGAAGAATATGATGTTCAAACACCTGCTACAAATGTAGCTGAAAATACTGAAGCTCAATCAGTAGAAGAAAATGAGGAAGGTATAGAATTAACTGATACCACTTCTCAAGAGGAAGAAAAAAAAGAAGTTAAAAATTATACTGCAGAAGAAATAGAAAAGATGGTTAATGATAGAGTAAACGACATACTTCCGAAGAAAATCGAAAGAGAAAAAAGAAAGATGGAAAAGCAATATTCTGATAAATTAGCCAAATATGAAGAAACTGACAGTATATTAAAGGCAGGCCTTGGAACTAAAGATATATCTGAATCTAATCAAAGAATGAGAGAATTCTATAAAGAACAAGGAATTGATATACCTGCTTATTCAAAACCTAAATATTCTGAAGAAGATGAAAAGATTTTAGGTAAAGCAGAGGCTACTAAAATCATTGATTTAGGGTTTGAAGAAATGCAAGAAGAAGCGAATAGACTGGCTGCTATTGGTGTAGACAAAATGACACCAAGAGAGAAAGTTATGTTTAATACTCTTGCAGATGAACTAACTCATCAAAAACAAGTTAAAGAGTTAGCAGAATTAGGTGTAAAAGAAGAAATACTAAATAATTCTGAATTCAAAGAATTTGCTAGTCAATTTACTTCAAAAACACCAATTAAAACAGTATATGAAATGTATACTGCTACACATCAGCCTAAACAAAAGGCTGAAAAAATAGGAAGCATGAAAAATACTGTTTCAAAAGAAGAAAAAGACTTTTATACTCCAGATGAAGTAAAAGCACTTACTCCTGAGGAATGGGAAAAACCAGGTGTCTGGGAAAAAGTAATGGCTTCTCAAAGAAAATGGAAATAAAGGAGTGATAGAGAATGGATGATGCAAGACAAACAATTTGGCATCAAGGGTATGAAAGAGCCCTAAAGACTATAACTTCATTAAGAAATCATAGCGATTTCAAATATGAAAAAGATACACATAATGCAAGAAAAGTAATAATTTTAAATGCAGATAAACCTTTAGTAAGAAAATATACACCAGGAGTTCCAATCAAAAGAGATAAAGCAAGTGTAACCAAAAAAGAATTTGAAATGGATCAAATGTATTACTTCAATGTTGGAATTGATCATGTTGATAAGGCACAAACAGTTCCAGGATCATTAGAAGCAATTTGCCAAGAAGGAGCAATTTCACTTTCTGAAGAAGGAGATAAATACGTTGCTAAACTAGTTAATGATGGTGTTAATGCTGGTACTGTTGAAGTAATTGATGGTACATCAGCTACTAAATCAAATGCCATTGAAAAATTAGAAGATGGATTTATTAAATTATATAGAAATAATGTTCCTCAAAAAACTGAATTATATTCAGAAAATGATCCAGGATTCTTTAGCAAAATCAGACAAAACTTAACAGAGTTATATACTAACAATGTTGAGATGGCTAAGAGAGGTATTGTAGGTAAATATGGTAATGCTTTAATTACTATTGAAAACCTTTTACCTAAATTAGATCCAACATATGCTGTTACAACTGATACAGATATTGTTGAAGGTAAAACATATTATACAAGAAGTGGAGAATCAAGTGCTTATGTTTATACTGAGGTTACTTCTCCAGCTAAAGCAAGTATAAGTTCTTATTACGAAATTACTGGTTATGGAAAAGTTCTTAACTTCTTAAGAACTAAAAAGGCTGTTGCATTTGCAGAACAAATTGAAAAAGTAGTTAACTACGAAGTTCAAGATGGATTTGAAACAGCACAAAAAGGTTTATATGTGTATGGTGGTCTTTTAGTAAGACCTAAAGAAATTGTGTGTATCAAGACAAGTCTTTAAAAAAATAGAGAGAGAAATCTCTCTTTTATCGTGTGATTAGTGTTAAGAGTGGTGCAATTCCACTCCTCACGACCAATAGTAGGAGGAAATATGAAAGTTGAATATTATACATTAAAACCAAGCTTAAAACAATATTTTGGAAGAAAAGTTAATAAGTCTTTAACATTTGATGAATGGACTGAAGATAAAAAAGTACATCAGACTTTGAAAGACTTAGAACTTGTAACTGAAATACATGATGAAAGAAAAATGAAAATGATAGTTTTAGGAAAAGAAGAAACAATCACTACAGAAGAAATAAGTACTATAAAACAAAAATTGGCAACTGGTGTGATTTTAATTTGGGATGAACAGCAAGGTTATATAATCCCACCATACGAAATGGCTACATTAGATGAAATAGAAAAAGATTTGATTGCCATGAAAGATGTGTATAGGAGTGATGATAATGACATTACTAGAAATAAAGAAAAAAGTGCTAAGGTTAATTGAAGAAATTAATGATAAAAGTCCATTGTTAACCGATGATCCGGATATAGCAAATAAGATAAATGATGTTATAAATCAAATTCAAAATGAAATTGCTAGAATAAAAAAAATACCTGCTAAAGAAGAATTAGAAGTAACTAAAGGTGATGAGATTGACTTTTCTGAGATAGCAAAGGATTTATTTCAAATTAACATTGTTAGGGGAGTTGAAAATGATATTATAGGTAATACTATTAATTTCTATAGTGATGGTGTTGCTAAAATATATTATTACAAGTATCCTAAACAAATAACTGCTGATACAAAAGATAGTGAGTTTACTTTTGATTTATCAACAGATGTACTTGAAATAATGCCTTATGGTGTGGCTGGTGATTTACTTAAATCTGATATATCAGCTAGTTATGGACAAGTTTATTCAAATAGGTATGAACAAATGTTACAAAGATTAGATCCAAGATTTCATACTGGCAGTATTTATCTAGAAGGAGATGATACTTATGAGTTCTTATAGTAGTTCTGGTGGTGTTCCTAGTGGAGCATTAGTTACTAGAAAAGTAGATAACTTTGCAGGTGTTGATTTCAGTAATAGTGAGACTAATTTATCTAGAAGTCCTGATAGTTTAAATATGTGGAAAAATTACAAAAATAATAGTGCTGGAATAGAAACAAGACCTGATATGGAATTAGTAGAAGAATACAATAATACCATATTAGGTCTCTTTTTTTATGATATAGGCAATACTACCCATAAAATAGTCCATTCAGGAACTAAACTTTATGATAATGGTACTGAAATATTTAGTGGTATGAATTTGATTAGAAGTCAGGCTTTTATATTTAATAATATATTTTATATAAAAGATGGTTTGAATTATCTTGAATACAATGGAACTAAAATAAAAGAAGTAGAAGGCACTATACCAACTACTACCATAGGAGATCCTACTGGGGAGGGAACAACATATCAAGATGTAAATTTACTTACTGGACTTAGAAAGAATCTAAGAATAGGTGATGGTGTAACGACAAAGTTTAAACTAGATACTGAAAACATAGATAGTGATTATCCTGTAACTGCTAAAGTAACTATAGGACTAGACACACTTACTTATGTTCAAGGCAAAGACTTAACAGTAAATGTTACAGAAGGAAGTATTACTTTTAATACTGCTCCTGCTAAACCTACTACTGATGGTCAACACAATGTGGAAATATTGTTTAGAAAGACTATTCAAGGATATAGAGATAGAATTAACAAGTGTACTATGCTAGCAGTATTTGATAACAGAGTATTTTTTAGCGGAAATCAAGATTATCCTAATGCTATTTTCCATAGTTCATTGGAAGATCCTAGATATATTAGCGATTTAGATTATTATAACGAGGGAATGGATTTAGCAAAGGTAAAGGCACTAATACCTAGTAACAATGCTTTATGGGTGTTAAAAGAACCATCACAAGCAAATACTACAGTCTTTTATCATAATCCAGTTGTTGATAGCACTTATGGAAAAATATATCCATCAGCACATTCAAGTATAACAACAGGTTGTGTCTCTACTGGAATTAACTTTAATGATGATATAGTTTTCTTTTCTGATAGAGGTATGGAAGCAATTAGTGGAAATATTACTTCAGAACAATTACTAGCACATAGATCTAGTATGGTTGATGGTAAATTACTAAAAGAATCAAATTATAAAAATATGATGTTAGAAGAGTGGGAAGGATATCTTTTAGTAATTATAGATAACAAAGTTTATTTAGCAGATAGTAGACAAAAATATCAAAATATAAATGTTGAATATGAATGGTATTATTGGGAGTTATCTTGCAATATTACTTGCACTTCAGTTAAAAATGGAGTGCTTTATTTATGTGGTAACAATAAGATTTATAAGTTAACCAAAACTAATGGTGAAATAAGTTCTTATTGGACTACTAAGCATGATGATTTCAAATACCCAGAATATCAAAAGACAACTAATAAAAGAGGCGGTACTGCTGAAGTAAAAGGCGAAAGTATAAAAATAGAAGTTAAAACAGATAATAACGACTTTGAAGAGGTTAATACTTATGACAATGTTAAGGGATACATAGTTTATAGAATTAAAAAGAAAAAATGGAAACGATTACAAATGAAATTCAGTTCTACTAAACCATTTGGTTTAAGTAATTATACATTAGAGTCATTTGTAGGTGGATATGTAAAGAGGTGATAAAATATGGCAATTTATGATGTTAATTACGATGACAAAAGATTCAAAGATGTTGAAAATGAAAAACAAAGTGAATTAACTAAGTATAATGAAACTTATGATAATTTAATAAATGAAAGAAATAACTTTACTAAAGAACAACAGGATATGGTTGATAGATGGGAGAACACTCAAAAAGATATAGCAAATAAAAATCTTGAATATCAGAAAGATTTAATCGAACAGCAAAGGAAAAAGTCTGAACAAGCATATCAAAATGAGGCTAAAGCATCTTATATTGATTATCAAAAAGAAGTAGATAAATATGGTGTTAGTAGAGAAAATGTTGTAAATAATGGTTTATCTAATAGTGGTTATGCTGAGAGTTCGAAAGTTGATATGTATAATACTTATCAAAATAGACTTGGTACTGCAAGAAAGAGTATGCAAGATGCTGGAATAGAGTTTGATAATGCAATTAGACAAGCCCAATTATCTAATGATGAAACATTAGCACAAAATGCTTTGAAAGCATTACAAGATAAATTAAATATTGCGTTAGAAGGATTTAATTATAAATCAGATCAGGAAAATAATAGATTGAATTGGAACTACAATATTAATAATAATTATTACAACAGATATAAAGATGTTGAAAGTCAAATTAATTATGAAAATGAAACTGCTGAGAAAATTAGACAGTATAATGAAAATATGGCATATCAAAAAGAACAGCAACGATTAGAGCAACAAAGATGGGAAAAGGAAATGGCATACCAAAGAGAACAAGATGCTATCGCAAATGCTCAAAAATGGGCTAGTATAAATGCTAGTTATAGCAGTGGTGGAAGTTCTTTGACTGATGGTAGTAGTAATGGATTAAATACTAGCAGTACAAATGTAGTAAAGAGTAAATTCAATAGTTGTCCAGCATTATCTAGCAACAAAGCCAGCAATTGGTCTAATTCAAATATATTTACTTCTAATACTATAAAGAATGGTATTTCTGAATCTGATTTGGAAAATAAAATATCATCTGCTTTAAAGAGTAAAACTATTACTGAAGCGGATGCCGATAAAATATTAACTTGGTTTGGTTTATAAGGTGGTGGTTGTATGAGTAATATTCGTGAAAGATTACTTGGAACATCAAACTATAATAATACATCTAATATTCGTAGCAGATTAGGGATAAATGAGAAAAATTATTCAATAAGGGAGAAACTCGGAGTAAGTGAGCGACAGAATAGTAACTCCTCAATGAAACTTTTTAAAAAATCTTCTGCATTTGATGATGGATATCAATTTGGTGATATAACCTCAACTATTTTATCCACCGCTGGAGATTTGACAGCAAATGTAGGAAAAGGCTTTCTTAATACAGTTGAAGGTGTAACTGATGCAGGCCAATACTTGCTTGCGGATGCTGCAAAAGGTCTTTCTAAAGTTAAAGCATTAGATATTTGGGACAAAAATGCTAGAAACTGGTTAAAAGAAAAAGCAGATGCACTTGAAGAAAATGCTAAGTTTGATTCTACTGGTGCTTTGTTTGGCAACAATGAAAAAGAAAGTGATAATTTATTTAAAAAAGGTTGGAGTGAGGAATTGGATAAAAACTCAGTATCAGATACTATGGTTGACAGTGTAGCACAAGGCATAGGAAATGTTGCTGCAATGGCTGGAACATCATATCTCGGCGGTCAATTACTAGGCACTGGTTCTAATGCAACATCTTTTCTTAATTCTTTTTCTAGTGCCTTTGGTAATGCCAAAAGTGAAGCTTATAAGAACGGAGCAGATGATAAAACTGCTCTTGAAACTGCAACTATAAGCGGTTTTGCAGAAGCAATTAGTGAACAGTTTTTTGATGCTCTGCCAGGAATGAAAGTTGAAGGCTGGGGTTCAAAACTAACCGGCAAAATTGGCGAAAGTGTATCAAAGCATTTTGGCACAAAGGCTGGTAAAGCAACTTTAAAAGTTTTAGATTCTGTAGGTGAAGGTGCAGAGGAAGTTATATCTAATGCCTTGTCCGCAATTGGTAATGACATTGTTCATTATGTGGATAATGATTATAATTATGGAATGGAAGAACAAACAGGTAATATTTTTAAGGATACTAAAAATGCAATATTTTCAAATGATAGTTTGACTTCTTTCATTTCTGCATCATTAACATCGGCAATTGTCAATGGTGGTAATACTTTCATTACAGAAAAGCAAAAGAAAAGTATAATAACAGCATATGCAAACGATAACAACATGTCGTATGAAGAAGCTAAAAAAATGTTCAACAGCATTGTTGACATTAATACTAATAGCCAAATAGATGAAAACACTAATTTTAACGATAAAATTGACTTAGAAGAAGAAGAAACAAAAAATTTACTTAACTCTATTAAAAATGGAGATGTGGATTTAAAGAATTATGTTAATTCAATAACTTCACAAATTAATGAATATGAGGCATTAAAAAAGCAAAATAAGTTAACTAGCGAACAAGAAATAGAATTGAATGAACTTAAGAATCGATTAAGTGCTATTCAAAACCAAAGTACTGACACAAGTACTTCCATAAAAGAAGAGGCAAACTTACCAACAGTACAAGATATAGTTAATCAAGAAAAATCAAGTCAAAGTGGCATTAATTTGCCAGTATATAATCATCAAAGTAATATTAGCAGCTCTGATAAGGCTATTTTGCCAACTGTGAACGATTTTAGTAATTCTAATACAAATATGCCTACTAGTGATATAAAGGTTGATATGGCTAAAATAAGCCCTGAAATATTAAATGATATTAAAGGATTTAAATTAGGAGATCCTAGCATTGAAAGTTATAAAGGTAGTTACATTAAAACAATGTTAAATGAAGTTGGTATAAAAGTGCCTACTGCTATGAATTATGTAAGTGAAGTAAGGCCAGATATGAGTTTTACTACAACTAAAGATTTAACTAGACAACAATATGCTTCAATTGGAAATGCTCTTCAAAAACTAAGAAGTGTAGATGTGACTAGTGTTAATAATGCTAATTATAGTATTCCAATAGGCAATTATCAATATGTTAAAAGCTCTAATGCAAATATAAATGAATTAAGAAGGACTGCAAGTATGTATTTAAACAATACTGCTAGATCGAACAATACTATTAAGTTGCTAGAGAATATAATAAAAGATAGGAATTATATAATAAGATTTAATCCTAATATAACTAATGAGCAAGGTGTACCTGTTAACGGATTAATTACAAAAGAAAATGGTAAAACTATAATTGAATTAAATCCTAATGCTGATAATTATGTTGAATTTTTGGTTGTTCATGAAATAACTCATGACATAGCAACAAAAGAAATGAAGGAATTAATACTTTATTATGCTAAACAAGATCCTGAGTTTGAAAAATCATTAGAATCACTAAAAGAAAGATATAAAACTAATGATGTATCAGACGAAATTGTAGCAGATGTATGCGGAGAACTATTCGGTAATAGAGAGTTTATTCAGTCAGTAGTAGAAAAGAAGCCTAATATATTTAAAAAAATACTTAATAATATTAGGAAATTAGCAGAAAAAATTAAGGGCACTGGTGCTAATGAATATGTGAATTTTGTTGAAAACTTAAAAGAAATGTGGGAAGAGGCTTACTATAGTAATAAGAGTAACCTTAAGAAAACTGAATATCATACAAATAGTGATATAATCAATAATATTGATAAGGTTTTGAATAATATAAAAGAAAGAACTCCTGTTAGATTAAGAGATTATACACCTGATATTTTGGTGCAAAATGGTGTTAAAGACTTACCAATGTATGAAAATCCATCACATATTAGAAAAAATATATTAACAGAAAACGAGGCTAGAAAACTAGGCCTTTCAATTAATAAAAATGACCATTATCATGGTTTGGGAAAAGAATTGTATATAAAAGCAATAGATAGTTTAGACAATCCTAGAGTTATATTTAAAAGAAATAACAGTAATAATTATTTAATTTTAACTACATTAAAAGATAATAATGGAAATAATATCGTAGTTCCAATTGAAGTTGAAACTTCAACTAGCGTAAACAATATAACAATTGATGTAAATAGATTGAAAAGTGTATATGGATATGAAAGAGTCAATCCAAATTTGGATAAATATATCAAAGATAATATTAAAAGCAGTGAATTTACAAAAATATATGAACAAAAAAAGAAGCCGAGTACGGGTAAAATCCCGCAGTCAACTTCAACTGCAAATAATATACCACAATCAAGCAACAATGTCAATAGTAATACATTATCTGCTACTAAATATTCTATTCCGATAAACAAAAATAATACACAAGAACTAGAAAATAGTTCTTTTTATAAAGAGTGGAATGATTATCTAAAAGAAAACTTTCCATCATCGGGAACAAAAACTAAAATGTCTGATATTAAGTTACCTGCTAGGGAAGATATAGAAAGTAGTTCTAAAAAGAGCAAGATTTTAAATCCAAATGAAATATCAAAATTAACTAAAGAAGATGCTAACACTACACCAATATTACCTAAAAGAGGAAGTGTAAATAAAGTTAATGATGGCAATAGTCATTTTGCTAAAAACATTAAAGATAAAGTTAATATGTTAAATGTAGAACAAAAGGCTGAAATACTTTCAAAAGAAGATGTTAGATATTATGATAAAGTAACTAATAAAGAAAGTTTGGAAAAGGCCTTCAAGAAAATAAATGATGGCGGTAGTTCAGAAACATTAAGATGGGTAAAACAAGATAGTAAGAATGCAAATGCTACAGATGTAGCAGAAGGCTGGATTTTACTAAAACAATATGCTGATAATGGTGATTATGATAGTATGGTAGAAGTTGCTAAAAAAATGAGAGAGATAGGAACAACCGCAGGTCAAACAGTACAAGCATTTAATATTATGGAAAGAATGACACCTGAAGGTATGGTAAAATATGCTCAATCTGAATTATCTGAAGCTTATGACAGAATGGTTAAGAATAAATCTAAAGAATGGATAGATAAATATAGGGAAGATTTTGACTTAAAGCCTGATGAGGTAAAGTTTATCATGGATACAATGCAAGAAGTACAAAATATGGAAGATGGCTATGATAAAAGAGTTAAACTTGCAGAAATACAAAAATTAATGACCGATAAACTACCACCTGAAAAAGGTGCAAAAATTAGATCTTGGATGAGAATATCTATGTTGTTTAATCCTAAGACTCAAGTAAGAAATGTTGCTGGTAATGCTTTAATAATGCCAGTTAATTCTTTTGGCGATTTATTTTCTAGTTATGCTGATAAGTTAATCGCTAAGAAAACTGGTGTAAGAACAACCGGCACTACAAATATAAAAGCAATGCTTAAAGGTATTAAAAAAGGAGCCTATGAGGCTACTAACGACTATAAAAAAGGAATTAACACTAAAGATATGGAAGGTAATAGATTTGAAATATCAGATGGTAAATCATTTAGTGAAAAGAATTTAATGGGAAGGACTCTAAATAGAACAGAGTCTTTATTAAATTATGTTATGGATGTTGGTGATAGAGTATTTAGTGAGGCGGCTTTTGAAAATTCATTACAAAACCAATTAGTATTAAACAATACTACCGAAATCACACAAGAAATGATAGATATAGCACATCAAGAGGCTTTATCTAGAACTTGGAATGATAATAATAACTATACCAGATTTGTTTTGGGCGTAAGAAAAGGACTAAACAAATTAAATGTTAATGGTTATGGTCTTGGTGATGTATTGATACCTTTTGCCAAAACACCAGCTAATTTAACAAAGGCAATCGTTGATTATTCGCCTGCTGGTTTGATTAGTACCATAAATAAAGGTATTAATTTAAAAAGATCACTTGCAAATGGGCAATATACTGCCACTATGCAACATGAATTTGTTCAAAGTTTAGGAAAGGCTACTGCTGGTACTATGTTATATATACTTGGTATTGCACTTGCAAAGGCTGGAATAACAAGCGGTGATAGCGATGATGATAAAGATACTGCCAATTTCTTAAAAAATACTTTAGGAATTAATTCTTATTCAATTAAAATTGGTGGTAAGTCATTTACTTATGATTGGGCTCAACCTTTGGCTGCTCCATTATCAATAACTGCTAATGTAGTTAATTCTAAAAGTAGTGATTCTAAAGCATTATTAGAAGGAATAGTCGGTTCCTTAGATAGTGCTGGAAGTATTTTGCTGGAGCAATCATTTTTGCAAAGTATAAATGATGTTCTTAATGATAATGATGGTGTTGTATCCGGAATTATTAATGAAATATTAGAATTACCTGCTAGAGCAGTTCCTACTTTTTCTAAGCAAATAGCAGATTTGGTAGATGGTACTCAAAGAACTTCGTTTGAATATGGAAAACCGATTCAAAGTGCTGTAAATAGCATAAAGGCAAAAATACCTTTTGTAAGTAAAACTCTAAATCCTGCAGTAGACACTATGGGCAGAGAAATACAAAAATATGGTGGAAAGAATAATATCTTTAATGTATTTTTAAATCCTGCCAATGTTAGCACAGAAAATATAAGTGAATCTGCTGAGGAAATATATAGACTGTACAAAGAAACTGGAGAGACAGATGTTATGCCTAGAGTAGCACCTTACTATATAAATCAAAAAGGCGAAAAAATTATGATGACAGGTAAAGATAGAGTTGAATATCAAAAAATATCTGGTGAAATAATAGAAGACAATATCAAAAAACTAATTAATAATGCATCTTATTCAAATATGTCTGATTCAGATAAAGCAAATGTTGTTAAGGATATAGTTAATTATTCTTATAACATTGCTAAAAAAGATGTATTAGGATTAGAACTTTCTAATACATATCAAAAAGCATATGAATATTCTGAAATAGGAGATATAGGAGATTATTATACGTTTAAAGAAAGTGTTGATAATACTGATAAAGATACCAAAAAGGCTAGTATAACTAAATTCTTGATAGATAGTGATTTGAATAATGAACAATTAGCATATTTATATGGTAATTATTATTCAAGTGATAAAGTTTTAAATGCTTTGGTACAATCAAATATACCAATTAAAGAATACATAAAGTTTAATTCTAAAACATTTGAGAGTGATTATTATGCAAATGGCAAGACTGTACCTAATTCTAGAAAAAATAAAGTGATTAAGTATATTAATAGTTTAAACCTTAGTATTTCTCAAAAGGCAATGCTTATTAAAATGGAATATAGTAGTTTTAAGCAATATGATAATCAAATAGTTAAATATGTTAATAATATTGATTGTTCTTCCTACGATAAAAAAGTAATACTAAAGACTATCGGATTTACTAGTTATGATAAGGATATAATTAATACTATCAACTCTAAAAACATATCTGTTGAAGAAAAGACCAAAGAGTTAGAAGAACTAGGATTCAAAGTAAGAAATGGTAGGGTGTATACAAAATGATAAATAAAAGAGATATAAATAAGTTACGAACACCAGAAGACTTAGAAAGAAAGTATAACCTCAATGATATTTTGACATTAAAAGAAAACTATGAATTGCAAAAAAATGGACTTAATAAAGTAGAAAATGAATTAAATGGCTTTGTGATTGCAACAGGAAAGAACTTAAAAGAACTTCAAGACCAGGTAGATGGAAACATTACTACCTGGTTTTATTCTGGGGTTCCTACTGATAGTAATGAACCTGCTAAATATTGGACTACCGATAATGAAAAAAACAATCACTTAGGAGATCTTTATTATGATAAAGATACTGGTTATGCCTATAGATACTCACTTGATAATGATGTTTATAGTTGGATAAAAATTACCGACAATGATGTTACTCAAGCTCTTGCAATAGCAAATAGTGCTAAAGATACCGCTGATAGTAAGAGAAGAGTTTTTGTGGTTGAACCAACAACACCTTATGATTGCGGAGATTTATGGATTAAAAATGAAGAATTATATAGATGCCAAACCACTAAATCAAAGGATGAAACATTTGAAGAAAATGACTGGATAATTGCTACTAAATATACTGATGATACTAAAGCAAATCAGGTGGGAGAAAATCTTACTATACTAAGTGGAACAGTTACTGAAATAAGAAAAGATGTTGATAAGTTAGATACTACTATGACAAATACAACTTCACTTGTTGATGAACAAGGTAGAAGCATAGGCACTTTGCAAGAACAACAATCAGAGGTTACCCAAACAGTAAACAATTTTGATATATCTATGAAAAATGTACAAAAAACATTAGATACTCAAAATGGTACTATTCAAACACTTGAAGGCAAGATCACTGATATGAATTTTAGTTTTAGCACTAAAGGTTTATCTGTAGGTACATCTAGTGATGCAAACAATTCATTGCTTGATAACCGGGGTATAAAAGTATATAACTACGAAAAATTAAATGCAATTTTCAATAACAAAGGTTCTGGTATAGATAAACTTATTGTTACTGGTACTGCTCAAATAGGATACTTAAAGTTTGTTAAGTCTACTAAGAACAATAAAAAAGTAACAAAAATCTATCATTTAAAAGAATTAATAGAAGATTTAGAGGACTTGGAGGTGTAATATATGGCAACAATAAATGGAAGTACTAACAACAGCCAATGGACATTTAAATTAGAAGTTACAGAGGGAAATTATGATATAACAAACAATACTTCTCCAGTCACAGTTAAAATGTATTTGGGTAGAGCTAGTTCACAAAGTTATGTCGGTGGAAATTGGACTGGAAATATAACCATAGATGATTCTTCTTATGATTTGAGTGGCAACATACCATATCCAACTTATATAAATGGTGGTGAGTGGTATGAGGTAGCTTCTTATTCTAAGACAGTAAAGCATAATAATGATGGAAGTAAAAATGTTAGTGTTAGTGCTAGCATGTCTAGTAGTTATTTTACACCTAGTTATTCTAGTGCTAGTGGAACTGTTTCACTTACTACTATACCTAGAGCGAGTGGTGTTGCTTGTAGTAGCCCATACATTGGTGATAATGCAATTATTAGTATAGATAAGAAGTCTTCTTCATTTACTAATACATTGACTTATAAAATAGGTACTTTAACTGGTACTATTGCCACTAAAACAAGTAATACAACAGTACAATTTCAAACTAGTTCAATAGCTGATAGTATATATGCTTTAATTCCAAATGATACTGAAATTTCCGGAACGATTTATTGTACTACATATAATGGAAGTACACAAATCGGTGATACACAGAGTACTTCATTTAACTTATATGCTAAAGAGAGTATGTGTAAACCTCATGTTAGAGCAGTGGTATCTGATTCCAATAATGAAGTTACTGCAGTTACTGGTAGTACTACAAAGTTTATAAAGTATATATCTAAACCGACAGTAAATGTGATAGCAGAATCGCGAAAAAGTTCGGAAATAAAGAAATTTTCAATAAATTTAAATGATGGGCAAACCGCATCTTCGAGTGAAAAAAGTGGAACTTCTGGACAAAATGAAGTTTTCTGGCAAAAGCAATTTAGTACAATTGGTTCAAATAAAGTAAGTGTATCTGCTACTGATAGTAGAGGTTACCCAAATTCTTCGGATACTACTTTAGATATGATTGATTATATCAAGTTACATATAAATACTATATCGATAACTAGACCAGAAGGAACATCAAACGAAGCAATACTAAATTGTAATGGTGCTTACTACAATGGTTCATTTAGTGATACTGTAACAAACACACTTAGTGGTAGTTTTAAATATAGAAAGTCAGGAGAAACAGATTGGACTGATGGCGGAAGTATAACTCCAACGATTACAAATAACACATTTAAAATTACTAACTTATCACTGGGCACCTCATTTGATTATAATGAAGAATATCAATTTAAAGTCATTTTAAAAGATAAGTTCTTAACAGTGGGCTCTTCTGACACAGAGGTTATAACTTTACCGAAAGGACAAGAAGTGGTAGCAATAGGCGATGGTGAAGTATATGTAAATGGTATCTTTTACCTAAACGATATTGGATTAGATGTTGAAGTAGTAGATACTTGGTAGGAAAGGAATGATAAAATTATGAATAATGTTAACTCTAAGTTAATGAGGGGGGGGGGTTGTATTTTTACAATCACAACCAGAGAGGAGGAAAGGCTATTTAAACTTTTCTTCTCTCAAGAATCTTCTGCAAAGGAGGTTCAATGTTAGAGGTGGTTTAATTGAGTAAATCAATTAAGCTTAAGAATAATACTTATATAGATAGCAGTTCAATCGTTCACAATAAGATTCAATTGCTTTCTAGTTTGAGTTTCAAAACACTAGATGATTTTAAAAATTATGTAGTCAATAATCTTAAAAACTGGAATACGTATATTTTTCATTTAAATATAAGTGGAAATGGTAGTACAGCGATAGTTTCAAAAACTACTAACTTGTATTCAGCAGTATTGGTGTTTGGGTATGGCTATTTGAGATTGTATTCTTTGATAAATGGTGTTTGGTCTACCCGAGATTTATAAAACTTCTAACATAAAAATAAATGAGTAAAAGCATAAAGTTTAAAAACAATACTTATGTAGATAGTTCTGCAGTGGTACACAACAAAGAACTTTTATCAACTATATTAGAAAAAAGTGTAAGATTTAAGAAATTTGAAATTAAGTTTGATGTATCAAATAAGACAGTTGGCGATTGGGTCGAAGGGCATACTGAAAATAATATACCTCCAATCGCCGGAATGACACAAATTGGTTTCGTAACTGATACGATTAGTTATGCCGATAAGAATTTTGTACTGGAGCCACAATGGAGAAATTATAAGGTATATGCAAAAATGTTGATCGGATACAAAGAACACGATACTGACCTTACTATGACAGGATATATCGTGTATGCAAAACCATCAATAATTGACACAGTATTGCTCACATAAGTATTTGCCTAAAACAATTATGGCTAAATCTATAAAATTAAAAAATAGCAAATATTTAGATAGTGGTAGTGTTGCCAAAGGAAGAAAAGATTTAAATACTTACTTTTCTGAAATGTTTAAAATGCAAACGTTTAGTACTGATAAATTTTCGGTAACTGCTGGAACACCTAAGAGAGGTTCAGTATCAATAACTATTCCCAGTGGTTACAAATTATTTTCTGTTAGATTAAGTTACTATAATTATTGCGATGCTAATTTTGTTCAATATGTATTTAATCATTATACCAACCAAATTTATTGGTATTTGACACCAAATTTTTCGGCATCAGATGAAGAACTTTGGTTTGAAGTAATATATATCAAAGAGGAATTGCTTTAAACATTAAAAATAGTATTAAATTAACTAAAGGAGAGTGATAAATATGGAAATAATAGATAAAGAAATTCATATTAATAGAGGAGATAGACTTTTGATTGACTTTGACATAAACAATGGCGATGATAAATACACATTTAAAGATGGGGATAAAATTAAATTCTCTATATATCGAAAGAAAGAAATGGAAGAGGCTGAGTAATGGAAAACATAACATTAGGGCAGATAGCCAAAGTTTTGGCATTTATAGTAGCACTTATAGGTTCTATCGCATACTTAAAAAAGGCTCTCATAAGTGCATTGAACAAACTATTAGAACCAATTAAAAAAGAGATCAAAAAAAATAATCTATCAAATACAAAGACAAACTTAATTAATTTTATGGAATTGGCAGATAAAAAAGAAATTTCATCAGAACAAAAACTGATAAGTTATGAACTATATGATGATTATTGTCAACATGGTGGTAATAGTTTTGTTCACGACAAGTGGGAGAAATTAAAGAAAGAAGGTAAATTGTAATGAAAAATGAAGTATTAAAAAAAATAGCAAAATTAATTGATTTAAAAAGTATAATGACAATAATAATGATCTTAGCATTGGTAGTTGGGTGGTTTGCTGATAAAGTGACATCAGAGCAGTTTGTACCAATGGTAATGATGATAATGACATTTTACTTTGCTAAGAGTGATAAGAAAGGTAGTGATATTAATGAATAACAAAGAATTAGTATTAACTGAAGAAATGGAATTAGAGTTAAGCAACGGTAAAGGGGATGAAGTAGATGAGTAAATCTAATTTAACACAAATAGTAGTACCTGCAGATGAGGGAAATTATACTAAAGGTAGAAGTGGTAGAAACATTGAAGCAATTACTATTCATCATATGGCAGGAGTTCTTTCAGCAGAACAATGTGGTGAAATATTTCAAGAAAAAGGTAGATATGGCTCTAGTCATTATGGTGTTGGCTACGATGGAAGTATTGCTAATTATGTTGATGAAGAAAATACAGCATGGACTAATAGTAATTGGGATAGCAATTGCAAGTCAGTAACTATTGAAACATCAGATAATGATAATAGTTGGTATGTTAACGACATCACTCTAAATGCTGTTATTAAATTGGTTGCAGATATCGCTAACAGAAGAGGCTTGGGAATATTAGTACCTGGCAAAAATTTAACTTGGCATTCAATGTTCACAAATACTACTTGTCCTGGCGACTACTTAAGAAGCAAAATGCAGTATATCGCAGATGAAGCAAATAAGATTAATAATCCGGAGCCAATCAAGGAAAAAACTACAGAGGAATTAGCACAAGAAGTTATCGCTGGTAAATATGGCAATGGCGAGGACAGAAAGAATGCATTAGGCGATAGATATGCAGAAGTGCAAGCAAGAGTTAATGAAATATTAGCACCTGTACCAGAGCCAATTGTCGATATTATAGATCTAGTTAGAAAGACTATTAGAGGAGACTTTGGTAATGGAGAAGATAGAAAATCTGCTCTAGGTTCTAACTATGATGAAGTTCAAAGACAAGTTAATTTGAATATCCAAAATGGAACTACAAATTGGGACAATGTAAGATTATATTAAAATTGGTAACGACATTAATGTCGCTACCTCTTTTTTTTATGCCTCGATTTGCATTTTTTCTTAAATTATGCTATAATATTCAGCCAAATGAGGGGATAATATGGTTGAAAAAAGAATAAGTAATAAAGATATTATTTATAGATTAACAAAAAGAAAAGCTATAGACATTAACAGAGTAGTTAACCTATAGCTTTTTTATTTTAGATAATTTCTTCTAAATACCTTGATAAACTCTTCTCTAGAGCCAATATTCTTTTCCCAGTATAATTGACCTTGCTTGTGCCAATAATCGTTAAATATGGCATTATTTTGATTGATAGAGTGGCATTTTCTACATAATGGCAAGATGAAATTATATTTGATGGAGTTAATTCTATTGCGGCCTCCGTAAACCTCGTGAAGGTCGTTTTTCTTTTTGCCACATAAATAGCAGTGTTCTAAATCTTCAGTAAATACAGATTTTCTATTTTTCTCTAATTTTGTCAATTTCTTCGATTTATTGTGCATTTTTATCTTTTTTTGTTGCTCTTTTGTCAATGCTTGCGAATATTTTCTCATTTGTCCACTTGTAGCCGGACTTTTTTTGCTAGAAGTGGACTTTTTATATTCTTTATTATCGCATTCCCTACAAAGGGAAAATGTTATTTCTTTGTTTATTAATTTACAGTATGGTTTATTCATTTTCTTTTTTAAGTTTATACAATAGTTATTCATTATTAATTTTCCTTTCTTTGGAAAATCAATAAATATTAAATACAAATATGTACCTAAAATGTACCTAAATACATTTTTAACAATATAAAAAGTCTTGATTTACAAGACTTTATAAACATATGGAGCAGATGAGGGGAGTCAAACCCCCGTCTCAGCCTTGGCAAGGCCGAATTC